AAAGTATCTAAATCAGTTATAGCATTAATCTCTATAATAAGAGTTCCCTCTTTTACATAAAGAGGAGTAGAAGCTATTTTTATCTTTTCTATTAAAAGTCTGAATTCTTCTTGTGTTAATAATATCATATTACCATTAACATCTCTCCATAATTCTGTTTCTGCATCATTCCATCCTGTTTTTACAGATGATGCTAATATTAATGCATCCTTTGATGCTTTAAATATTCCTTTATCTATTGTAACAGTTTCAGGGAGATTAGAATTTCTTAAATATTTCGCTTCGTTAAGTTTAGCTTCTTTTAAAGCTGAGAATCGTTTAATTTTATAATTATTTTCTTCTTCTTGTCTTAATTGCTTTTCTTCTATAGTTAGTTCTTGATGTATGCTAACTTTAGAAGGTGATGTTGCTATTGTTTTAATTGACATATATTATCTATTATGATTTTTTAATTCCGTAAAGCTTAAATTCACCGACAACAAAATTACCACTTGATGGTTGGAATCTTATAGCATCAACCGCAGTAGATGAATTATAGTATCCTGCACCAGATGATACAGTAGAATTCAGACTTGTACCTTCTACGAATGTAAGTTGTGAGGAAAAATTAGTTGTATAAGTAGAACTAGCAGGATTATACAGATTAACTGTACCACTACAATTACTAGAACCACTAGTGTTATCAATCCCATATGCATCTGAAAGAGAGATTTCTGTGTCATTTCCTGATCCAGAACCTGTAATAGCAATTGTTCCGGCTTTTTCCATAGTGACCCATCTATAATCAGTAGCACCAGATTTAAATGTAGAACCTCCATCAGTTGATACTCGCATATATATAGTTTGATTATCTGTAGCCAGATCTATATTAACTAATTCAAAAATATATTGTTCATAAGTGCTATCTATATTACTTGTAAAATCTATCGTAGATGAAGCAGAAGCTGTTGCAGTTAATAATAATGTTCTACCTTGTATTTCCCAGCTAGCATCTGAACCATCAGAAGTTAGAACCTTACCAGTAGTACCAATAGATAAATAATCTATATCAGTACCATCTGATTTTAATATTCCTCCTTGCGCTCCTAATGCCAATCTTTCTTCAAATCCTGTAGAGTTTCCTCTTATTATATCTCCTCTAGTTGTAACAACTTTTTTTTCAGGATTTAAAATAACTATATCAGTGCCATCATTTCTTGCTTCATAAGTTTGACCTGCTTGTAAATCCCCTGCAATTAAAGCATTCTTAGAACCTGCACCATCGTATTTTTTTAAATTTACAGCAGTTAAACCATTAATTGCTATTGTAGGACTAGCCCCACTATCAAGATGACATGCAAAATAAAATGTTTGAGTTGATGAATAAGCTGTAATAGCTGGATCAGCAGTTAGCGTATAGACCGTTGATGTTCCTGCTGTTGTTCCCCAAAATGAGGTAGGTCTAGGATCAAAATCATTTACACTAAATGTTTTTGAATCAACAGGATCAGCAGTCCAAATAGTATTACCAGAATCATCTTTTAATACTAATTTATAATCTTTTAAATCATCTACGAAAATATCAACTAACCGTCCTGCCGAATCTGCAACGATTGGGTTAGTATTCGCAACCGATAAAGCTGTATCTGAATAAGTAGCTTTTGGTGTTGTTGTACCCGTCTCATATGAAAATAACTCCCAAGCTGCTCCTACTGCTGCTAGGTTTGTAAATATTTGTTCTCGTGGTAAGTATAATCTTTGAGCCATTACGTATTAGGATATAAATTTATTAATAATGCGTATTGTGTAATATCATCAGTTGCACCACCTGTGGCAGTACATTTAATAATATTATCGTCACTCAAAGTCTGTGTTCCAGCTGTTCTAGTAGTGGAATCTGAGACACTTGTATTACTAGATATTATTTCTGCAATTATCTCTTGTGCAGTAGCAGAAGTTCTAACAATTCTAGCTTTTATTCTCCAACTACCGGCGTTAGCAGCTATCGCACCTGTTGTTAAAATAGTTTGAGAGCCAAATTCTAATGTAACTGTTTTATTGTTAGCATTAGCCGCATAAACTCCCCATGCCTCAATTTCTAAAATATCCCCTGTCGCACTTAAACTATTAGCTTTTAAAGTATAATCTATTAAATCAGTCTGTCCAACTCCACTATTAGATGCACTCGTTGTGTTTACATTTAATAGTCCTCCTAATTTAATATCTGTTCCTCCTCTAATAGATTTATAAACATTTTCCAAATATTTAAACCAAACTCTAGTAAAAAAATTCTCATTTTGCAAGACATTTTCTCTTGAAGACGGCATTTGTAACGTCATGCGTAACCTATCTCTTGGTTAATATATCCTCCAACAATAACTCTTTTTACTGGATCAGATATCCTTATACGAGATATTAAACTTCTACCATGACCTACATTATGCCAAAAAACTTCTGTTTCATAAGAACCGATTGCACCTATTGGTTGCCATAATTCAGTACTCCATGTTCTAGCCCCATCACTAGAAGTTTGTAACATAATTTCAGGAGAATCTCCCTGTCCAGATCCATCTATTCCTACTCCTGTGTCCATCACTAGAACCAATCTATTGGAATTGAAACGAGAAAAGCGCTTAAATTCTGTAGCTGTTACTATTTCACCGATAATAGAAGTTCCTGCGTCTGTGTATGTGTCTAAATCTAATTCATATATTTTTCCTGTATTCTTATCCCCAACTAAATTTAGACTTGCAAAGAATGATAAAGAATTAGTTAACCATCTATCATTCGAAGAAGTAACCGGGTTTCTACTTGATCTTTCATGCCATAAACCAGTAGTTACATCAAATACCCATGTTTTATTAACAGTTGGAAAAGTTAAAACATAAAATCTATGCCCTTCTTGAATATAAAAAGTTCCAAAAGCATCAGAAATTGTTGCATAACTTTCAAACTCTTTCTCTATTGGATATGTAGAAATTCTAATCGCCTGATAACCTCTTGCTTGATAAACACTAAAATCATCTCCTAACCAAAAGATACCTTCCTGATCGTCAACTACTGAGGATTTAGCGGTACAACCTACTTCCATAAATGCTCCTCTTATTCTCTCAAAAGGAAATAATGGATTCCCAGTATTAGCCCATATTTCAGTAGTTCTTTCACCAAATAACCATAATTCATTATTATTAGCAAATACTCGTACTAAATTATCTGGTCTAGCCTCAGCAGTAGCAAATCTAAAGCATCCCAACTTGAAGTGTCATTCAAAGCAGATATATAAAATTGTGCTGTTGTTGTTTTACTTACTATTGTATAACCATTTAAAGTAGTATTGCTACTAGCCCCTGGATAATCTGCATCAGTTATTTTAGTTAAAGTAGATGTAGTTGCAAAATATGAATCACCATTACTTAAAGTAATTGTAACTTGAGTCCCATTCTCAGTCATCATTACTCTATCAGGCGCACCTCCTAAAGTACCTAGTAATGTTTCAGTTTTACCACTATCTATTTTATATACATTTAATCCACAAACTACGTAGAGATTCTCCCCCATAACTATTGATCCATAAATAGGCTCAAATTGGTTTAGATCCTTCCATAGTTTTAAACCCGGTGTGCCAATTAATGCTCCTCTAAAAGAAGAAGATGGAGGCGATGGCTCGGCATAAAAATTAACAAGTCTTTCCGCTGATAATAAACCACTTCTTGCTTTATAACTATTTATTGCAAATTGTATTTCAGTAGTATCACCCATTACTAATTATTACAGTTGACGGTTGAAAATAAATCGAAGTTCCCTCTCTGTCATATCCTTCTGAATCACTTAGAAATTGCTCTGCATCTCTTTTTATTCTTTCTGCTTTCTCTGCTCCAATCCCGTATTCATAATGTAATAAATAAGCTAAATTAGTTGCAATTGGTAATAACCATTCAACTGGAAAATCAGGGCTATCCACTGCACTAGAGAAATCAAAAAATTGCTTCTCAAAAGTAAATTTGACTGTATCTGTGGCATCATCTGGAGTAGGATAAATATATACATCTCCGAATGCTAATTGTTTATCATAAAAATAATTATTTGGTTTCCCTTGAGAAAATTTATTAGAATAATCAAAATAGGTTTCTCTTGATATTTGAGCCATAGATACATCTGTAAGATCATCATCATATCTTAAACGACAACTATTAATCTTCTCAGGTCTGTTTATTTTGGTTTGATAAACATAAACTTTAGCCCCACTAGTAGCAGCTGCTGTTAGATTATCATCAAGATTAATTGTTAATGTAGAAATACTAGCAACAGTTGTCCAATGAATAGTATTATCATCTTGAGCAATTCCAACAAAATAACCAACTACAAAACCAGTTGCACTTGTTACGTCAACAGAACTTGCACCACTTGCTGCATCTGCCGTAGTGGTGGTTTGAGTGAAGGTTTCTGTTGCATTAGCCGTTGATCCATCAATTTTATATTTTTCCTGTCCTACAACTAGAAATAAAGTTCCTTCTATTGTTTTCCATAAATATTGTCCTTTCGTTTTCCAGTTTTTAACCATCATGTTAAGAACATCACTAGCATCATTAACTTCTCCTGATGTAGGGATTCGTCCTCTTGTTCTTACTCCTAATATAGAAAAAGCTCTATTAATAATCTGGTTTCTTGTTAAAGAAAATGTGTTAGTTCCACTTACTGCCATTATTCACCTTCAAGTATTGCTTTAGTAGCCACTAATTCCGGCCTTACTGTTCTCATAAGATCATCTATTATTCTTCTTTGCACTCCTCCTTTTTCTCTACGAAGAATATTTTCTAAAGCCCTAATACTAGCACCCCTATTAACTAATACTGTTGCTAGATCACGAGCATTTTTTTCACTTATTCCATTAAATCTATTTCTAATTGATGAAACAGCAGCTCTGACTAAAGCAGATTTACCCCCTGTTGTTATTGCTCCCCCAGCCTCTGCAAGTGTTTGAATAAATTGCGCATCATCAATTTGTTTTTCACGTGTAAGAGAGCTTCCTAATACTCTAAATTTAGTTTTAGCAGCTTCTATTTCCTCTCTCATTCTCTTCTCAAATTGTTTATATGTTTTTTCATCAGGAAAGATCTCTTTTAATTGATTTCTTTTAAAAGTATTACCAAAAATTCTTTTGGCCGGATCTGCACCCTCTGGGGTTGCTGTTACAATTTTATCTAAATTTTCTCTTGCTCCCAATCTAAAAGCATCTTTCTCATTAACTGTTAAATTTTTCATATGCCTTTTAATTTCTTCTGGTCTTAATCTAGAAAATTGTAATCCTTGTTGTTGAGCATTTTCAATAGAAGCAAAATCACTAAATACTTGTCTTGCTTTTTTATAATCAGGATTAAGATTATCTAATTTTGTTACTAACTCATCTTTTATTTCTAATAATGCCTTTGCTTTTTGTCTTTCCCCTTGTCTAAAAGCTACTCCTATTTTATCATCTAAACTTTTCTTAGCAGCATCTAACATAACAATTGAATTATCTGATAC